GATTGCTTGTAGTTATTTTGGAGAACGATATTCCAGAAGAGGACAAGCCTCAAACAATTAATTTAGGTGACATACCTAAGCATGCTAAAAAGCTATTGCTTGGGTAAATAAATACTAAGGAGCACTATGGCATATTCAGGCGCAGTTTTAGACCACTATAACAATCCACGCAACGTGGGTAAGATGGATATTAATGATAAAAATGTTGGAACTGGTATGGTAGGTGCTCCTTCTTGTGGCGACGTTATGAAGCTACAAATTAAAGTAGAGAAAGATATTATACAGGATGCAGTATTTAAATGTTATGGCTGTGGTTCTGCAATAGCATCTTCTTCTATTATTACTGAAATGCTTAAAGGTATGACCCTTGATGAAGCAACACAAATAAAAAATACAGAGGTTGTTGAACAACTCAACTTACCTCCAGTCAAAATCCATTGCTCAGTCTTAGCTGAAGATTCAATTAAGACGGCAATCAAAGATTATAAATCAAAACAACACAGGTAAATTATGAATGAATTAATTAGATTAATCCGGCTCACGTCGGGTGAAGAGATTCTTGTCAATATTAAAGATATAAATGAGAAAATAACAACCGTAACAGACCCCGTAATATTAATCCCTGACCCAGGCGAACATGGCCGAATTAGCTTTATGCCTTATTTAAGCTATTGTGAGATGGATGAATTAATTATTAAGGAAGAACATATAATGTTTATATGTGAGCCTGAAGAAAACCTACAGCAAAAATATAAAGATATGGTTGCAGGCAAAATTAAATTACAAACACCACCACAACAGGAAATATTTCAATAAATCTATTTACTTTCGGTATGATTTATGATATAATACTATCATGAATAATACTTTCTACACTAATGCTTTTCGCCACGGAAAAGTAATTAAATATACTGGTTATAAGAATGGTAAAAAAGTAAGCTATACTGTTCCATTCGCACCAACCCTATTTGTCACAAGCAAAGAAGATAAAACACTGACTCTAGCCAGTTGGACTGCACTTGATGGCACACCAGTAGAACCAATTGTGTTTGGAAGTATGAGTGAGTCTACTGATTTTATAAAACAATATAAAGATGTTCCTAACTTTAAAGTGTATGGCAATACTAATTTTGTTGCGCAATTTCTTAATGAGAAATTCCCTGGGAATATAGAATGGGATAGAAATATTATTAATGTTACTTCACTTGATATTGAAGTAAAATATGGAGAGGGTTTCCCTGACCCAGATATGGCTGACCAAGAAGTTACAGCCATCACAATGAAAAACAATATAGATGATGTCTATTATACATTTGGTTGTGGCGATTATGACAAGAGTAAATCCCTTATGCAAACTCATGAGGTAAGATATATTAAATGTCAGAACGAGAGAGAATTACTACACAAGTTTGTATTTCATATGAATCACACTTCCCCTGATGTTCTTACTGGTTGGAATATAGAATTTTTTGATATCCCGTACTTAGTTAATAGAATAGCAAAAGTCAATGGTGGGAATAAAGAGAAATTGTTATCTCCTTGGAGAATGATAGACAAAAGAGAAATCAATACAGGCTACGGGCAAGCCCGTACTAGATATGAATTAAAAGGTATTACTATTCTTGACTATATGCCAATCTTTAAAAAGTTTAGTTATCAATATGGTCCACAAGAATCTTATAAGTTAGACCATATTGCTAATATAGTTCTTGGTGAAAAGAAACTTGACTTCGGTGAGGCTTCTAATTTAAATGAATTATATACAAATGACTATCAAAAGTTTATTGATTATAATATAAAAGACGTTGAGCTTATAGACCGTATGGAAGATAAGCTTGGACTTATTACTTTATGTTTGACAATGGCATATAAAGGTGGTGTCAATTATGATTCAGTTCTAGGGACTGTTGCTATTTGGGATTCATTAATTTATAGACATCTATATGAATATAAAATAACAATACCACAAAATGAAGATTCATTTAAAAGCGCATATCCTGGTGGATATGTTAAAGAACCTCAAGTGGGAATGCATGATTGGGTATGTTCATTTGATTTAAATTCTCTATATCCATCAATAATTATGCAGTATAATATGTCTCCTGAGACTATACTTCCAGCTAATGATGAGCCTGGAGTTAATGTTAAATCTGTTCTTGATGGTGAGATAAAAAATACTGAATACTATACAGCTCTTGCAGTAAATGGCGTTCGCTTTGATACAAAAAAGCAAGGTGTATTCCCAATAATAATCCAAAAATTATATGATGAACGCGTTAAATTCAAACAAAAACAAATTAAAGCTGAACAAGAATTAGAATTAAGTGGCAGTAAATCAGAGCAATATGATATTGAAAAACGTATTGCCTTAGCTAAGAATCAACAAATGGCTCTTAAGATTCTGCTTAATAGTTTATATGGCGCGATAGGTAATAAATGGTTTAGGTATTTTGATATGCGTATTGCCGAGGGTATTACTCTTACTGGCCAAGCAACTATCAAATGGGCTGAGAAATATTTGAATGAATATCTTAATAAGACATTAAAAACTGATAAAGATTATGTAGTTGCTATTGATACTGACTCAGTATATGTCACCCTTGATGAATTTATTAAACGTTTTAAACCAGCAAACCCTGTCAACTTTTTAGATAAATTATGTTCTACCTCATTGGAAGAAGCTCTTGAAAAAGCTTTTGATGAATTATATTATTCCCTTGGTGGTTATGAAAACAAAATGGTTATGGGAAGAGAAGTAATTGCTGACCGAGGTATATGGACAGCAAAGAAAAGATACATATTAAATGTGCATGACAATGAAGGTGTGCGTTATACAAAACCTCATTTAAAAATTATGGGTATTGAAGCTATTAAGTCAAGTACTCCAGCAATATGCAGGGAAGCATTAAAAGAAATGTTTAAAAGAATTATTGAAACTGATGAGACAACAGTTCAAGCAGATATACAAAACTTTAAGAAAGTATTTTCTCAAGCGTCAGCCGAGGAAGTTAGTTTCCCTCGTTCTGTACAGAATATTAAAAAATGGACTGATAAAGAAACCATATATAAAAAAGGTACACCAATTCATGTGAGGGGAGCACTTTTACATAATGAATTAGTTAGAGATAAAAAACTAAATAACAAAATAGAAAAAATACATAGTGGTGACAAAGTTAAATTCACATACCTTGTTAAACCAAATCCTATAAAAGAAAATGTAATTTCATTTATAGATTTTCTGCCAAAGCAGTTTAATCTTGATGAATATGTTGATTATAATCTCCAGTTTGAGAAGACATTTATTAGTGCTATTGAACCAGTATTATCTGCAGTTGGCTGGGAAAGTGAAAAGACCATATCTTTAGAATCTTTTTTCGTATAATCTATTTACTTTTGGTATTAAATATGATATAATATAACAAATGGAGAAATTATGAGTAAAAATTGGGCAAAAGATATTAATAAAATGCATAGAAAATATGGTGTCCATGAATGGATAGCTAATGCTAGTGCATTTCAATTGCGTAAATATATAGAATTCCGATTTGATTTTCTTAAAGAGGAGATGGATGAAACACGGGAAGCAATTATTTATGAGGATTCTGAAGAACTTGTTGATGGCCTTATTGACCTTTGTGTTGTTGCTATTGGTACGTTAGATGCAATGGGTGTTAGCGCACATAAAGCATGGAACGAAGTTTATAAAGCTAATATGACAAAAGAGGTTGGTGAAAAACCTGAAAGACCAAACCCATTAGGAATTCCAGATTTAATTAAACCAGAAGGATGGAAAGCTCCAAGTCATGAAGGTAATCATGGGCTTATTCCTAATTCCCATAAGGGCCAAGTCCAAGAAGAAATTTGGATTAAAGAGCAAAAGGAAAAAGAGCTATTAGAAAAAGCAATGAAAGCTAATAAAGCAAGAACTGAAATTAGTGGAGAACATAATACAAGATGGACTCCGGATGCAATAGAGAAATATGATGGCTAAACAATCTTGGAATGACTGGATATTTTCTAAAACACATACCTATGACTTATGGTTGCAAAGGTATAAAGGTAAAACAGTTCATGACCTCAGTGTTATGGAACATACAAAATTTTCTAAAGAGTATAAATCTTGGAAAGAAGGAAACATAAAAAAAGTACATTAATGTATTCACTCACATTATTTAAATCAATATTTGATAACAAAACTCATAAGCGTATGGACTTTAGTTCTTATGCTCAGTTTGAGCAATTGTTATTTGAATTATCTAGACAAAAACGTCCAGACAAAAAATCAGCACCTTTAATCACACCAGCAATATACCATGAGGATACAACTCGTGCAAATGAAAATGTTATATGTTGGGCTGGTTGGTGTGCAGTAGATGTGGATGATATCAAATTTGAAGATAAACTTGAGAAAGAAATCCTTGAACGTTATGGTAAATGGAATCATATTTGTTAT